ACGGTGCCGGTGTTGGTCTTACGAACCTAGCCGGCTTTGGGCCTCTCCAGACCACGCGGCAAATGTATCACCAACTTCTGTCGCGCGGCACTGGCAACTTTTAGGATTAATGCCATGAGCCGTATCGCTCTGAGTTCTCTGGAACGGGCGCAGCGGGAAATCCTGCCGCTCGATTTAGCGCTGTACCACGCCGCTCGCGATTACCCGGGCGGAGCTGCTGCCATCGCAGCCACCACTGGCCGTAACTCGACCACGCTGCAGCACAAACTGTCTCCGACCCATCCAAGTCACTCCATCAACATTCAGGAGTTCGGCGAGATCCTCGAACTGACCAAGGATCGCCGCATTCTCGATGCGGTGCATGCGCTGGTCGGTGACACGATCTGGCAGGAGCTTGCAGACACCTACACCAACGACATGCCCGAGACCCTCACCACGGGTATCGCCGAATACTTCCGCCAAGTCGCCGATCTGGCCGAGACCTGGGCCAAGAGCATCGGCGACGGTGTGGTGACTGATCAGGAACTGGCTGCGATTCGCCTGCAGGTGTTCCGGGGCATTCAAGGGCTGCTCGGGTTGTTCAACCGCGCCACCTACGTCAACCAAACGACGCGAGGTGCTGACCGTGGCTGACATCGCCGATTTCGCCAACGACCTGGTGCAGGAACGAATAGATCAGGCCATGGCTGCGCGCAGCGCTGCCAAAGCCGAAAGCGCTGCGCATTCCTTGCTGTTCTGTGAAGCCTGTGACGATCCGATCCCGGAAGCCCGTCGCTTGGCCTCACCGGGTTGCTCGCAGTGCATCAGCTGCCAGTCCCTCTCTGAGCGGGGGATTCAGCATGCTCGATGAGGTATTGGGCCAATTCGCCGATTACGGTCTGGAGCCAGCACAACCGCTGGTGTTCGGCAAGCTGACCCGCTGCAAGACATCGCAGGACAAGGGCAAGGAAAAGAACGGCTGGTACGTGGTCCACGAGCAGCGCACGGAGAAGGGCGACACGCTGATCTTCGGCGCCTTCGGTGATTGGCGTTCGGGTGAGACGCAGAAGATTAAGGTCAAGGCCGGTCGCATGTCCCCCGAAGAGCGTGAAGTGATGCGCGCTCGCCAGGAAGAGGCCAAGCGCCGCGCCGCCGAAATCGCGAATAACGCTGCGCGGCGGGCCGCGAAAAGGGCGCAGGGTTTGTTCGAGCGTATGCCGACCACCGGGCGCAGCGACTACCTGGACCGCAAACAGATCGTTGGCATCAACGTGCGTTACGCGCCACGCACCGGCGCCGTGTTGGTCCCAATTAAGAACGCCCGTGATCAGATCATGGGCCTGCAGGTGATCTTCCCGAACAAGCAGGAGGACACCGGCCGCGACAAATCCTACTGGCCTTACGGCATGGCGAAGGAGGGCACATTCCACCTGCTCGGTCCGCACCCAGTACCGGGCGAACCGGTGCTGGTCTGCGAGGGCTACGCCACCGGCGCAAGCCTGCATATGGCGACGTCGCTCGCTGTGGCCGTGGCCTTCGATGCGGGCAACTTGTTGGCCGTGTGCAAGGTCATGCGCGAGCGCTTTGCCGGCTGCCCGCTGATCATCTGCCGCGACGACGACTGGAAGACCACCAAGCCTAATGGCGATGCCTGGAATCCGGGCGACGAGAAGGCGAGCAATGCTGCGTTGATCGTCGGTGCCCAGGTCGTTGCGCCGATCTTCTCTGTCGAGCGTCACGAGAAGTGGACCGACTTCAACGATCTGCACGTCGCCGAAGGCCTCGACGCGGTGCGTCGTCAGGTGCTGGCCGTGGTGCGCCCGCCGGCTGCCGGTGGCTGGAAAGATCAACTGGCCCGCAGTGAAAGCGGCGCGCTGATCGCGCACATGCAGAACGTCGAACTGATCCTCGCTCATGATGAACGCTGGGCCGGGGTAATCAGCTACTGCGCCTTTAGCTCGAAGATCGTCAAGCTGCGTGCGGCGCCTTATGGCGGTGGTACCGGTGAGTGGGCCGACATCGACGACGTGCGCGTCATGAAGTGGCTCGCACAGCAGTACAACCTGCGTGTGAAATCCTCGCACGTGATCGAGGCCGTCAGTGTCGTGGCTCACGACCACGCGTTTCACCCGGTGCGCGAGTACCTGAAGAAACTCGAATGGGATCGTGTGCCGCGCCTGGAGCGGTGGTTGACCGATGTCATGGGGGTGAAGACAACGGACTACACGTCCAAGGTCGGCAAACGCTGGATGATCTCGGCCGTGGCGCGGGTGATGAAACCGGGCTGCAAGGCTGACTCGGTGATGATTCTCGAAGGCGTACAAGGTGCCGGTAAGTCGACCGCGATGAGCGTGCTCGGCGGTGAGTGGTTCATGGACACGCCGTTTGCCCTTGGCGACAAGGATGGTTTCCAGGCGATCCGCGGTAAGTGGATTGTCGAGCTGGGCGAGCTGGACAGCTTCAACAAGGCCGAGAGCACCAAGGCCAAGCAGTTCTTCTCGGCATCGACTGACACCTACCGCGAAAGCTATGGCCGCAGAACGCTGGACGTGCCACGCCAGTGTGTGTTCGTCGGTACCACCAACCAGGACGAGTACCTCAAGGACGCCACCGGCAACCGCCGGTATTGGCCGGTGGCCTGTACCAAGGTCGACGTGGCGTTGCTGCGCGAGATCCGCGACCAACTGTGGGCCGAAGCGATGTTTTGCTTTGAGGCCGGCGACCTCTAGTGGGTAACACGAGAGGAAGCGCCGATGTTCAGCGAGGAACAGGACGAACGCTTTGTGGTGGACGAATGGGAAACGCCCATCCTGACCTGGCTCGAAGAATCGCAGATTGGTGAGACTACCACCGGCAGTGAGGTGATGAGCCAGGCGCTCAAGCTCGATCCTGGCCATTGGGGCAAACCCGAGCAGATGCGCGTGGGTGCCATCTTGCATCGTCTGGGCTGGCGACGGTTCCGTTTGGGCGCCTTGAGCAAGAGCGGTCAGCGGCCTTGGGCGTACAAGAAACCGGAGGGTTGGGGCAGGGCGCCTGCGCTGGAACAACCTGAGTTCGAGGAGCCGTGCTTCGATGATTAAGGCAATCGATACGGCCCTCAAACAATGGGCGCAGGAGCTGCACAGCGATGAGGTCGCCGCCGGTTACTCAGGCGGCAACATGGTCGCGATGATGATGGAGAGCGGTGGTCAACTGGTGCGCGGCAGGCGCGGAAGCAGGGTGCCGCTGGAAGCTTCGCTGGACATTGAGCGCATCGTGAAGAAACGCCTCGATCCTGAGTTGATGTCGGTGGTCCAGGTGCATTACTTCCAGCCTGATGCGCCTTTGACTGCGCGTCTGGCTGAGAGTGGCTGCACACGCAACCTCTACTACCAGCGCTTGCATGACGCTCACATCGTGGTTGAGCACTTCCTCTTGGGGGAGGCGGCTTGATCGTGGGCATTACTCTGGCTCACGCCGTCCCACTGGCCTGCCTCCGTCCCACTGCTTTTTGCGGTGGTGGGACGGGCGCAGGCCCCGTCGTTGTTGGGCTGTCCCACCGTCCCACCTTTTTCATGCCTCCCGCCCGTGTATGCGTAGCGGGCATCAATGCGCGTGTTCACGCGCACGCGTGTTTTTAAATATTCTCTCTATACACGAGAAAAGAGAGATAAAAGTAGGACGGTGGGGCAAAGCCCCAATCTGCGGGGCTTTCAGACGTCCCACCTTGATTTAGAGAGGTGGGACGCATGGGACGCCAGAAAAGCAAAAGACAGCCGGGATAGATATTCACCGACATTCGCCAGCCGTTCACCGGGCGTCACCCACACATTCACCGGATGGCATTAAAACGGTCTTGCTGCCACCAGAATCGACCTGTAAAAAGGGGCCATCTTCGATGGGTGCGACCGCAAAGCGCGGCAGGCCACCCACCACCTGACCCGGCCATTGCGCCGGGTCTTTTTGTTTAAGGGGCAGGGCAATGACGAACGAGCAACAGGCACTGGCAGAGATGCCGATCTGGTTGGTGATTGCCCTGTCCCTGGTTGGCGGTGTCTCCGGCGAGATGTGGCGCGCCGACAAGGATGGAGCACGAGGCTGGGCGTTACTGCGGCGCCTCGCACTTCGGTCCGGCGCCTGCATCGTCTGCGGCGTGTCAGCGATGATGTTGCTGTTCGGTGCGGGCCTATCGATCTGGACAGCGGGCGCCCTCGGTTGCCTGACTGCGATGGCCGGCGCCGATGTCGCCATCGGCTTGTACGAGCGCTGGGTGGCCAAGCGGCTGGACCTGAGCGAGGCTGAGCCGAAGGCATGAGCCGGGCAGGCCCGGGAGGGCGCCGATTTTTACGGGTCCTCCCTGAGGGCCGCCCCCTACACGGGTTATCGAACTCGCGGATTCTCTCTAGCTGAAACCTGCGCAGGGATGTCCGTCTTTCCAAATGGAAGACGTCGCTCAGCACTGATAACGATCACGTATGTGCCGGTTGTAGTACGAGCCTTTGGATGTGGCCATCATCAAACCCTGATGCACTGTTGAGGGAACGCCGCAGAAGTCGTAGGAGTGGCCTTGTTCAAAGCTGATCTTCATTCGTCTCGTTGCTGGATCGTAGCCAACGGCAGTCATCGCACTGGAACGCACGGCAATCATTTCCATGACTTCTCTCCCTCTGACAGTTCGTCAACAGAGACTAGTCGAGCGAAACGGATCTGCAGCACAGGTCACCAAAAAGGCGCCGGGGACCCTGGGGACTTTCAAAGGACACGGGGTCGGAAACCCGCGGGATCGTGTTAGTGGGAGCCCCGCCAGCTTACTGAAATTTCAATCATTGAAATCTTGAAAGGATTCATTGAAAAGCCGCTGAAAAGGAGGGCTTATGAGCGCAACCACTTACTTGTCCAAAAGCGCCTTCGCCGCACACATTGGCCGATCACCGAGCTACATCACTTGGCTTAAGGAAAATGGTCGACTGGTCTTGTCTCCAAATGGCAAACAAGTCGACGTGCTAGCCACCGAAGCGTTGATCCGCGATACCGCCGATCCCAGCAAGGCTGCCGTCGCTGCTCGCCACCAACAGGAGCGGCTTCAGCGTGATGTGTACAGTCACGTTGCAGCTCAATCCGAGCCGACTAACATGGCTGTGCCGCCGCCCGCTGATCCTGCTCATGGGCAGACTCCAGACTTTCAGAAAGCACGAGCGCATCGTGAGCATTACCTGGCGCGCATGGCAGAAATGGAATTTCGCAAGGCGCAGGGAGAGCTGGTCGAGATCAGCTTTGTGCAAAAAGCCGCTTTTGAAACGGCACGTTCGCTCAATCATTCGTTGATGAGCCTGTCGCCGCAATTGGCACCACAGCTCGCTGCTCTGTCTGATCCATGGGAGGTGGAGCGGCAGCTGACCGCTGCATTGCGCCAGCGGCTCAATGAAATGGCCCAAGTCTCAAGTGACGATTTTGGCTTTGAATTGTAGGACTGTTGAGGATAGCCATTGGCTTACGGTTTGTTATGGTTTGTGCAAAGGTCTGCTTCTAATGTTTGTCCATCTAAAAATGCTGTGTTGACTTAGTGCTATGAAAAAATCAGTCATTGATGTGTTGATTGACCTTTTTTGAAAGTGCGCAAGAAGTTGCGCACATGGTCATAATATTTTGCCTTTAAAATCGCTACAGCCCATATGCCACGAGGTCTGTAG